GTGCCTGTTCAAGGCCATGGGTGCCTTTCCGGTATTTGATCTCACCGGGGGACCCGTGTCGTGTGACATACTCAATCGGCAGCTTGGCACACTGCTGCCTGATGAGATATTCGCGTCCGGCGACTATGCGGATGCAACGAACAACCTTAAAGGTATGTTGAGTGAGGCTTTCGCCCGCGCCTTCGTCACAGAAATGTGCGAGGCGGGAACAATGGTGACAAGACGGTTTGAGATCCGTGAAGGAGGGGTGGTTGTGAACCACCAGTGGGAGGAGTTCAGTCCAAAGAACCCGGACTGGGCCTCCAACAAAGATTCGATCGAGCAGATGCTGGTAGACTCCCTAACCATGCATGAACTTCGCTATGAAGCGACCGTTCCCCTGCCCCACCGCCCGAAGCACTACGATGGCGGCGACCTTGTCGCCGACCTCCGTGGCTTCCAGCAGAAGGGTCAGTTGATGGGCTCGACGACCTCCTTCCCCGTCTTATGCGCAGTGAACTTTGCGATCTGGCTAACCGGCAAAGAAATGTCGGGACTGCGAGGATGTAACCCCCAGTCAGCCAAGTTTCACCTTCGTCATGGCCGTGTTCTCATAAACGGCGACGATATTGTGTTCCCGGCCCCGCGTCGGCACATCGACGCGTGGGCGCGTACAGCCTCCCTTGCTGGGCTCGAACTGTCCGTCGGCAAGTCGTATGAATCTCGAGAGTGGTTGGTGATCAACTCCGAGTTCTTCGACTATGTGCCGTCCGGCGCGATTTTGTTCGGCCAACGCGACCGCGATGATCCTGCGTTCGCGTTCACTCACTTCGCTCCAGCTCGCTTCATCCCGATGGGCACGCTATTCCAAGCGTCCGCCCGAGGGGTTGGTACTGGGCATACTAGGATCGTTTCTGGAGGTGATGATAATCTGTGGTCATGCGCTGATGGACTGAACTATGTCCTCGATTGCGCACCAGCCGCCCTCCGTGATGATTTGGTGACTGTGTTCATTAGTCGCCATCAGAATTTACTGACCGAGTGTCCGGCCGGTGTGTCTTGGTTTTTACCCAAGCCACTCGGCGGTCTCGGAATACGTCACGAAGGCCGTGTCACGGAAACCCAACTACGTAGTGCTATTCTTCGCATCTACGAGCGCGTTCCCGCAGAACTTACATCGACCCCCCAACGGTACCTTGAGCCCAAGAAGACGCCACCTACGTGGCATCAAGCGAGCCTTGTGAGCCACTCATATGGTCTTCCGGAACCTTGCCTTTTCACCCCCGGGCTGGCATCCTTGCCGCACGGGTTCGACTTCTCCTGTCCCGCTGAGGAGTACTTCCGCTCATTGCCTCGAGCCAAGCAAGAGGAATGGGGTGGCAAATTTGCCACAGAGGAAGCGAAACTGCGTTTGTATCAGCAGTATTGTCGAAAGAAGGCATTGAAGACCTTTGAGCGCGGGCACGCCGAGTACATGGTGCGCGCCTGCAGAAGTGAGATCAACCTCGACAAATGGCCCTGGTCGAGGTTCTGGGAGAGGTTGTGGGCGATTGAGAGTGCAGGCAGTGGTTCTTTGCCTGCCCCATTGATCCAGGTCGCGGTT